AGAGCTTTTTCTGCAGATACTATAAGTTCTTGGTCAAATACTTTAGTATGTGGCATTTTAAATGCAGGCTGAGATCTATCAGCTAAAGCCATTGACAAAGTATTATTACAAACCACACGGACTGGTGTAAACCTAATCTCGTTAGACTTACCCCACTCATGGGACACGGACACTAATAAGTAGCCCTCAACTCTGTCGTCACCAGCTAGAGTAAAGCCGTCATTAATTTCAGCTAAACCCCATATCTGCCTACCACCACGTAAAGAACCTGCAGTGTGCATATTCATATCACCAGCGTCGGTAAACTTTTTAAAGAATGTAAAAGCATCCGAGTTTTGAGTAGGTATGAAACGTTTACCACACGGTCCTAGAATACTATTATCACTATCACGGACAAGCATATAGTGATCATCAGACATAATAAGATCGTCAGCTACCTCGCTGTCCGCATTATTATATGTGAATATATTACGCTTACTCACTGACCAATCAAGGTTAGCTTGTTTAAGCATCTCTTCTGGCGTAAGGTCGGCACCGACTTTAACACCAAGCCCATGCCAAGGTACTTCCCCAGCGTAAGCCATAGTCTCAATATTATGAGCCATAGTTTTCTCCTATAAATGCCTAGCAACTATTTACTAGGTACTTATAGTTTACTTAGAACTACTAATGATTAAAGGATAATCAAGTAATCAGGTAGTTTTCTTTACCATCTCCCTCTTCTGACGAGGTAGGTAGTCTTCCCAACACCTCACTACTATTAGTTTTTTCTCAACCTCTGTATACGTGTTCCATTCCCTAATCTCTGTGGCAGTCCTACCACATCCTTTACAGGTGCGAGTCCCCCACTGAGTAACAGTGCACAGACCAATACAAGGCGAGTCATGTAGACTAGTAGTTTCGTGTAATGCCTTTTGCGTCATCTTTACTCCTGATGAGTCTTACCTCTCTTTCTTTGAGCCAGTTCCTCATCATGTTCTTACGTTCTATTTTACTAAGATTAGTATCCTTCAGTAAAGCATTATAAAACTCAGTATATAAGTTATATCCTCGGTAGTAATCTCCTGCTCCTAAATGATTAAACCTAACTATCTGCCAGACACGTTGTTTTGAAACTTTGAATTTAGCACCTATTTCTTCAAGAGTTAAGTCTGTATTTAGAGTTAACATGAATATTTCAAAATACTTAGTTCTTTGTTTCTCTCTTTTACTAGCCATTAAAATACTCCTTATAATTAGTTAATGCGTCACCCCAGCTAGTGCCTAGCTCTGCGTCAACTTTATTAGGCACCACCAAGGGCACACAGTCCGCCATAATCTGTATTATTTTTTCACAAGTTTCTTTACTGTCAACAGAGATATCAAGCTCATCGTGAACTTGCGTGTGGGCTAGTATGCCTTCCTTATATAGTTCAACCATAGCCTTTTTAGTCATATCTGCTGCGGAACCTTGTATAAGCCTATTCATAGCCTTATAGGTATAAGAACGCTTGATATCAGAACCATACTTATCCAGAGCCTCACTATAAGGTAAGGGTAAAGAACCAAACTCATATCTAGGCTCGTACAAATTAAACCTACATTTACGTCCTAACACAGTGGTAATATATCCACGGTTACTACCCAACCTAGCACACTGATATCGTAAACCTTTTATAAAAGGTACTCGGCTATGATATGTATCAAATAATTCTTCGGCTTCTTGAGGAGAAATATCTAACTGTTTAATTAATTTATCTTTGCCCATACCATAACTAAGACCTAGATTTATAATCTTAGCTTCTTTGCGACTTATGTTAGCCATATCTGCAACTACCTGATGAAAGTCTGCATCTTTATTACGATAAGCATCTACAGCATCCTCTGCACCTTCTTGTGAAGTTTTATAGGCATAGTGTACAGTTAGTCTAGGCTCTTGTTGAGAGTAATCAAAAGCACCCCAGTGCATACCTTCCTCTGGTATAAAAATACTTCTTATAAGAGGTCCTATCTCATCGTGACGAGCAGGAACTTGTTGTAAGTTAGGTTTACTGCTACTGAATCTACCTGTGACTGTACCACCACGGTCACTACGCAAGGGGTGTAGTTCTCCATGTATTCTACCGTCTACGTTGTGGTCTAGTATCATATTGTCTATAAAAGTAGTTCTAGCTTTATTGAGTTGCCTAGCTCTAGCTATATCTTTAGCTAACTGATGCTCATGACCTTCTAACCAACTAGAGGTAAAACTAGGTGCATTAGTTTTTTGAGTTCTTGGGTAACTTAAACCAGCACGGTCAAACACAGTGGCAACCGATGCTGCTGCCCATAAATCAGGTGCAGTACCGTACTCATCGTGTATGCCTTTGAGTATTTTATTTTCTTCAGCTTCTAATTTTTTACTTATCTTTTCAGCTTTATCTAAATCTACACGCACACCCTTCCAACGCATATCAAGTAATAAAGGTATTAGTGAAGACTCTAAATCATATATCTTTTCAACAAATTCTTTACGTAATAGTTCTTTTAATACACCCCATAGTTTTAAAGTGAGTGCTGCATCTTGTTCAGCGTATGGTCCAACATATTTAGCAGGCAGTTTATACATTTCACTTTTAGGATCTAAACCAAAGGCTTTAGCTGCATCTTCTAAAAGGCTTTCATCTTTTAATTCACCTACATATCTACTGCCCAGCTTATTAAGAGAGTAGCCATATTGATTCTCATCTATAAGAGGTGCCGCAAACATAGTATCATGTATCTTTCCCTTAACCTCAACACCTAAACGTCTTAGCCAACCTAAATCATAAAGTGAGTTATGAAATACTTTATCGTTATGATGACTGAACTCTTTATTCATCCAGTTTATAATGACTCGTTTGTCTAAATTACCACCACCTAAATGTTGTATGGGTAGATAGATAGAAAAGTCTTCAGTAGCTACAGCTATACCTGTTACATAGCCCTTATCTTTAAAAGCCCAGGATGGTCCATGAGACATGAGTAATGGATCATAGGTCTCTAAGTCTATAGCTACTTCTTTATAATTAGAAAGTTTAGGTAAAGTGCCTGGAGGAGCCCAGTCACTCTCCCCTACAAACATACTACTTTGCATTATGTGCCTTACGCTCCTCATCTAAACGAGTAGCGTACTCTTCTACTAAATACAAATAACAACGTAAATCACGTATATCATCGAGTATACCAGTAGAGGACATGTCGTCTAATATGGCACCGAATATATCCCAGTGACAGGCTTGAGATTGATTCTCTATCCTATCAAACTTACGTGCCAACATCATAAAAGCACCTACGCCACCACGCTTACGCCAACTATCCCCATAACTTTTTTCAGCATGTTGAAGTTGAGCTATATCACGTAAAGCTAGTTTATTAATCTTATCAAAATCTGCAGGCATAATTTACTCCTTAGTCCAACCTGTTAGGACAAATATTTTGTTTACCCTAGTAACACCACTTACATTTAAAAGCAGAGGGCTTAGCAGGAAACTCAGTAGCAGTGGTCATATCTACCGCTCTTTTATTTAACCGCTCACGCTTACCGTCTACAGTAGGTTTATCGTACTCATAACGGTCGAGCTTACCATGATCAAGATACCATAACTCAGTAGTAATAGTTTCTAACTCAGGTAGCCTTTCAAACACAACACTAGCATAAAGCTCACACTGCTCTCTATGCCCTTCTTGGTTGCCATCATACCGACCAGTTTTAAAGTCAATAACTCTAGCATTATTTTCACCCTCAATATGTACAAAGGCATCTACTTTAGCTCTACCCCAAGTATCGGTATCAAACCAACCTGTAGGTTTCCACTCAGTATCAAAAGCCCAATCACCCTCACAAAGCACATGACCTTTTAAGTGAAGTTCTTTTAATAAATCAAAAGCTTCTTCAAAGTCACTAAGTTGTTTAGGTATCTCATCATAATGCCCACGGATATATTCCTCACACATTTTATGGATATCTTTACCTCTGTCCATAGCTTTATTTCCAGGTTCCTTAATACGTTGTATAAACGCATACTCTGCTTTCTTGGGACAATCTTCAAACGTTTTTAGTCTACTGTAAGACCACTGCGGTATGTTACTCATTTGTTTTCCTTATTAGTTATAGCTCTATTTAGCCAATCGTAGCCAGCAGTAGCCCAGTCTGAGGCTTCACAACCCTGAACTTCGATTAACGCTTCATCATATTCTTCGCTCTTATATAAATACCAAGCGTCTTGTAAAGGCACTGCCACTTCATTAAAGAAGGGGTCAACAAACTCTACAGACGACATAGGTGCACGATTAAAAAATCGTGTTAAATCTTTTTCCCAAGTTAATATATTAGTATTAATTAATGGATAGGGATGTATGGCTTTATTGTCATAAGGATTCCTATGACTTACTTGATTGAAAAAGTCGAAAGCATCTTGACTTGCCAGTTCATCATACATGGGGTTAAACACATCAGTGTATGCATGAAAGCTATCACTTACTTGAGTGTACGTGCCTACTCTTACACCTATGCCATAAGCCATATACTCATGTAATATAGACATATGAACTACGTTAGCACCAAAAGTTCCCCAAATACAATCATTAGCTCTACAACTTACAGTCATGTCAAGTTTACCTTCTCTTACCTTAAAATAAATAACAGTATTACAAGGCACATCTTTACTAACTGCGTCTAAATCTACTAGCGGATCCCACATCTGTAGTACAGATCTTCTATCAGTGGTATCACTACGTAACCGCTCTATAATAGTAGACAACTGATCACCACCAAAGTGTTCTCTCCACCTAAAACCATAAGCACCTTGAAGAGTAATACCATCATCACTATATTCTTCCATGCGTTTGTTATAAACCTTAACATACTCAAGGTCATTAGCACCGCCTAACATCCACAAACTTTCCATTAAATGAAAGAAAGGATTAGCTTTACGCACATCTTCAAATAAAACTCTTTCTCTAGGGTTTTCATACACAGTAGCCACAGGCTCTGGTACTTCAATGACATCACCTGCTCTACTAGGTTTTACATCTTCTCTATATCTACCGAGTAAATCCATACCTTTAATAAAGCCATCATTTACGTTTCTACAATTAATTATCTTCACTTATTTTTTTTTTTTTTTTTTTATAAGAAACTCAGTCATTTCTATTTTTTCTTGTATGTTAGTTATTTCATTTATTATTTTATCGTCCTCTGTCATAAAGT